TCACCGGTTTTTGGGGAGCTCTATCATCTGCCAGAGTGCCTCCCTCAGATCGAGGTATTTCTCGGTCATATGCCGGTTTTTATGCCCCAGCAGCCGCTGGCAGAATTCCGTTCCATACTGCGCCTGGTACATCCGTGAGGAAAGGCTACGGATCTCATGAAAAGAGGGTGGGGAGATCTCTTGAACCAGTCCGCACTTATCCATAAGCCGGGAGAAACCTTTAGTCAGGGTATCGGGCACCAGAGATCCCCCCGGCTTGCTATTGAGGCGCGGGCGCTGGGAGTTGAGCAGGTAGTCGCTCGGCCCCGGTATCCGGCAGCGCGCCAGTACCTCGCGCAGCCGCAGCGGGTAGTCACCGAGCTGCAGATGGAGATCGAGGGTCATCGCCAGCCTGGCGCCGGTCTTGCGCTGGATCACCCATAGCTTATCCTCCCGGACATCCTGCCAGCGGAGCGCGCAGAGATCTTCCCGCCGCTGCCCGGTGAGCAGCGCCAGTTCAATGCTGCGCGGTAACCATGGCTTATGCGGCTCCAGCTGGAGCGCCTGCGCGTAAACGGCCAGCAGCATCGTCTCCGTCAGACGGCGGCGCTTGACCCGGATCGGCGGCGTACGGGTCTGTGTCACCGGGTTGTAGTCGATGAGGCCCGCGGCGATGGCTTCGCGAAACAGGGCGTTGAGAAAGGAGCGCATCAGACCCGCGGCGGAAAGCTGGCCGATCAGCACATAGTGGTGTAGCAGCGAGGCGATGTCGCGGGTGGTGATCTGAGCGATACTCTTCTGTCCAATCACCGTTTGTACGGCCTTGATCTGTGAGCGCCTGGCGCGCAGGGTATTGGCGGCTACGCCACGGTAGCCGAGGATCCGCAGATACTCCTCCATCCATTGGCTGACGCTGGGGCACGCTTCCTCTATCGGTCGCTGGATGGCGATATACTGGTTGGCCTCTTGCGCCTGGCGAACGGCCTCGCTTTTTGGGATATGGCCCAGGGGCATCTCCTGCCCACTGAGGGGATTGCGCCAGATGAAAAACCCGCCCTTACAGTACAGGTTGTCCGGTAATTTTGGCGTAACGCTGTCATCGTTATTTTGGGCCATTTTTTAGCCTCTCCAGCAAGGTGGGGGTAGACGCCGCCGTGCCGTCGGGAACGGTGGGCTGCTGCCAGGGTGGCAGGTAGCGGGCATCGCTCTGGATACGGTAGGTGCCGCCGTAGCGGTAGGGTTGCGGATAAATATAGCCGCGCCGGATCCAGCGCCGGACGGTGTCCACACCGGGTGGCTTATCGAGATAGACCTGCCGGGCCCACGCCGGGATAGTGAGGTAGGTTGTCATGGCGGGCTCCGAGAGTCTGGGGGATGCGTTTTAATAAGAGAGAGTCAGCCGCGTGTCTAGGGCAGAGGAAGGGGCTTAGCAAACAGCGCGGGGACGCTTTAACCAACGGTCGCCGACCAGGTGATAGCGGCGGCAAAACGCCCGGTCGAGTTTCCCTTCGGCGGGCAGTTTGATACCGATCGGCAGCGGCGTTCGGCGTGGGGTGAAGTAATCATCCAGATGCAGAGCGCTGGCCGTTAGCGCGCGGTAGAGTTGAGAATAGGCGACGCGTACACTGTCGGCCTGGCAGCAAAATAGCATGTCCTGCTGACCGGACTGTTTTTTGGCTTTAATAAAGAAGACGAAGTATTCAGGCATGGCGAGGCTCTCCGAGTGGGGATAAAAGCGGCGCTTGATCACAAGGTGGCCGAGGGATGTGCGCCCGGTCGCGTTATTGCGCTGAATAGCGGTGCTATCGAGCCTGTACATAATTTTGTGTAATTACCTGATTTTGATATGTTCAATCCAACATCAAAAGCAGGTTAATTTATGGACGAAAAACAGTTGCAGGCCCTGGCTAACGAACTGGCCAAAAATCTCAAAACTCCTGACGATCTCAGCCAGTTCGATCGCCTGTTGAAAAAAATCGGCGTTGAGGCTGCTCTCAACGCTGAAATGTCCCACCATTTGGGCTACGATAAAAATCAGCCCAAATCGGGAGCTAACTCCCGTAACGGCTATATTATCGAGTTCGGTGACCGCCGGGACGGTCACTTCTGAGAAAGGGCATTTACACAGAATCGTGTACAGGGTCCATGTAAACCGTCAGCCCGCACCCCGTAGGGAGTCGGACTGACAAAAGCGTAATGATCTGAGGATAAGTGATTTAACATCAGAAATGAAACAATAAAAAATATACTTACATTGCGACACCAATCAAGTAACGATGACGTTAAGTGATTATTGCTATCCTAAAACATCATTCTCGACTGAGTATGCGAACTGAACTAGCCTTATTATCAAAGGCGCTCGCTTCTGTATCACCCTCAACGCGAGTATAGTAATTTCCGCTAAAATTCTTATCTTCGAAGAAACGTACCGTCCATCCATGAGGGATGGCGAAAGATGATATGCGTTTGGAGAAATTATATTGACTAAGATCAGAGATATCTTGAAGGATGTTCAAGGATTCACCTTTTTGATGTGGGTCAGCATACACCTCTAGATGATCGTTCTTAAGGATACAATGAGGCGAAAACGTGGTTCCCCAAGCATCATAATTTACGATTTCAGTATATTCTCCTATAGCTACACTTGGGCATGTCTTATGTGCCCCTGCCACAATATTAAGCTGGGGAGTAAATATATCCCTCGGTTTTGCATCATCGCAGACTTTACTACCAACGCCATATGGGCCAACATAATGACCGCTTCCTTTTATGTCAATATTAGCAAGAAAAGCCGTTCCTGAAACTAAGTTAAGGCATACCCGTGGTTTTTGTCTTCCATTAATTATTTTCTCCAATCCACTTACGGCATCCTCATCAATATCTCTCGAATTATAAAACCAACTTCTATCATTTATCTTTATAAATGCCGTATAAGATGATGTCCCATCACATCTCAAATCACCCAATCCACGATCGCGTACAGACGTAAGGCCGCTCAGTAATTTTTCAACAAAAAAATCGCGCTGTTCCATATATCCGTCTAGCATTGCATTCAGTGTATTAGAATGTAGAGTGTTTCCAGCAATAACAAGATTATCTCTAATGATACTCCCTTTGACGGAAGGAACCTCATCACCAGTAAACACATACCCCTCAACTGGACCTGATGATGGATTGCTTAATATTAAAAATTGTCTTGAATCTCTCCCTTCAGTTCCATCCTGGTCATGGTCATATAGCCATTCAAGAATCTGATTCCCTCTAACGTTTCTAAGAATCATATCTTTTCCATTGCTTAAATTTATATTATTAAAGTTCACCGTTGCTTGTGTTGTTATTGTTCCAATAGGTGTAAGGGCATTCACTTTATCTGTTATGTCTATGTTAGGTGGTAGGTAAACACAGCTGGCGAATGCTACACCATAAATTCCACTGCTTTCATCGTAGGCAACAAGAGAGAACGTTGCATTTGCGTTGAATGAGGTAATTAATACAGAAAATATAAATATATTTAATTCTTTCATATTCCACACCTCTCTCATCTGTATTGAAACATATAAGCGCGCCGCGAATCCAATATTTGTTATATTCATTGATTTAATGCAATTAAAACAACATTAGAAAATAAATAAATTGAAATGGCGTCATTGCGCTCTCTTGTTGCGTGTTGCAATAGTGAGGCTGCTGTGATACTAAGCGTATCGATACATCGCATCATTACACAAAAGTGTTACTCATTACAATTACAATTTATGGCAAAATAATATGATTGCTATGGCGTATAAAGAAAACCATTAATATAATCTCCATACATATTTATGTGGCTCGATTAAATAAATGAATATAACGACGGCGTTGTTGTTAAAAAATTTAAAGAAAAATTCACTCCGTTGGCCTTTTGCTATTCACACAGAGCAGGTATACCCCCTATAAGTGAGCCGCCGGGCATGGCTTTTGTCCTTTGTTTTATACAGTTTTTTACATGAGCTGTTCCAACATACAGTGATGTTTTTCTTCGGAGAATGTGGTCCGTCCCTCACTCTTAGCGACCATCTAAGCAGATGGTTACCGATGTCACCCGTGGTAAACGGCTTACCACGGGTAGACTCGGCGCTCACCTGCTATCCCCCCGATACGCGCCGATACTACCCACCCAATAGAACCCTAACCTTCACCCCGGTAACCCCCTGACCAGCTGCGCCAGGATCTCCCGTTTGCCCGGCAGGCGGTTGCTTTGGTGGACCTGTTGCCAGGCGCGGCGCTGGGTTTGGGTTTTATGCTGCAGCAGTAGCTCCACTTTTTTAGGCGGAATGCCGAGCAGGGCGGCGATTTCGTGGGCAGCGGTGTGGCGCAGGTGCAGCTGGTAAACCGCCGTGATGATGGTGCTGGAGTAGCTGCGGCGCAGGCCGATGTTGAGGCGCGTTGGCGCCCGGCGCCGCTGTGTGGGTTCGCTCGGCACGGGACGAGGGCAGGGTGTCCATGCTGCGCCGCTGCGGATGGTCGCGCGCTGGCGCATATGCCAGATAAGCTGGGCCGTGTGGTCGCAGCGATCGTCCGGGGTGTGCGACGTGGGGTAGATTAAGGGATCGTACAGATCGTCGTCGTACTCTTCTTCTGGCGTGATATCTCTGGGTTTCATCCTGGGCTCCTTGCCGGTGGAAGGGGGCGTTACAGCAGGTGGATCAGCAGCAGGGCCAGCCCGGCGACGATCAGGCAGACCAGAAATAGGGGCCAGCCGTGGGGATCGCCCGGTGGGTGGCGCAGCGCTTTGCCGCTGAGCTTGTAGCCATACAGGCCATTGATGGGGGGCGTTTTCATTATCGACTCCGGTTAATGTGAAAGGGGGAGCCCCGGTGGTGGCCGGGGCGGGCACGGTCGCGTTCAGTCGCCGCGGTAAATTGCGCCGCCGGGGCCGCGTCGGTAGACGGGCGCGGTGTCCTGGGGGGATAACGGCGCAGGCTGGGGCGCGGCCGTGGAATGTGGGGATCGCGGCCTGGGCGGGCAGAACGCCGCCGCCCGGTCGCGCAGGCGGTCGGCTGACCATTGGCGCCATGACTTACCATCAAACTGCGGGTTGGGCTGTCCGGCTCGCAGCAGAGGGAGCAGGGTGATGACGTCGGCGACGATGCGCTGGATCTGCCGTTGGCGCGCGCTGTCCGCGGGGGATTTTCGGTGATTTTCCATAGTGCATTTGCTCCTGAATCAGGCGTATTCGGCGCGCAGATCGTCGAGTGCCAGGGTGAAGCGCTGCTGTTCGCCGGGCGGCAGGATCGCCAGACGGTTGTTGACCAGATTTTCCAGCTGCTGAAAGGCGGCGCGATCGGCGGGAGACAGCGCATCGAACGCGGCTTCGATCTCCTGCACCGCCTTATAGCCGCTGCGCTTTTTCTGGCTTTTCCCGCGCAGTTCGAACAGCAGCTGGCTGCCCAGCGTGGATTTATGTTGGGCGATGCGCTGTTCAACCTGACGGATTGCCTCCAGTGTCGAGGCCTCTTCCAAGGCTTGACGCAAGCTTTCGCCCAGCGTGGCGTCGTGGCTGTCCGCTGGCACCTCCGGTTGCGCGTCGTTTGCTGAGCTGGCGCTGTCTACCAGATCGCTGATGGAGACGCTGGGGGTGATGTCTTTTTCTTCCCGCGCGATGGGATTTTCCAGTTCGTCGGTGGAGTAGACGCCCAGCAATACGTCCGGGGTGTAGAGACGCGCCCAGCGTTTGGCGGCCAGGTAGGCCAGCTGCTGCTTGGGATCGCTGGCCCACAGGGTGGAGTTGCGTACCTGGGCCTGGGAGAGCATCAGCACCAGTTCGCGCGGCGCGGTTTCGCCGCGCAGGGTGGCCCAGACCTTAATCCCACAGCCTTTTTCATCGGCCAGCGTCCAGCCCGGCGCGATGTAGCTGTGCCCCTTGGCGGAGGTTTTCTCGGTAAATTTTCCGATCACGTTTTCCCAGGGGCCGAACCAGTCGTAGTGCAGGCGATCTTTGGTGGGCGACATGGTGGTGATGATGGCGTTGACCAGCTGCGCCTCATACCCCAGGGTGCCGCTGACGATGTGGGTTTTCTGCGCGACGGCGAAGGGGTCCATACCCCAGCGGGCGGCCTGCATGGTGACGGCCATGCAGGCGTCGGGACTCTTCTGGAAGTGGGCGGGCACCATGGCGCCGCTGCCGGCCATAACGCGGGAGAGGGTCATCAGGCGGTCAAACAGTTCGCCATTGGTCAGGATGGTGACGTTATCGATCAGCGCGTTGTGGCTGTTGTCGGTGGTTTCCGTTTTCATATGGGCTCCTTAGGCGGCCAGGTTTTCCAGGCGGCGCTGTTCGTAGTCGGTCAGTTCGTCGGTGATGACATCGACGATCGGGCCGGGCCAGTAGTTGCTGTCCATCGCCTGGCGGATGGCGGCCAGTTGGCGTTGGTATTCCAGCCGTCCCAGTGCCAGTTCATCTGGGGAGGCCTCGACCAAGGCCACCCAGTGGTAGCCCGGATCCTTGTTGACGAAAATCCAGAAAAACTGGTCGAGCATGGCGAGGTCGCAGTACATGCCGGCGCTGAGGTGGTAGTCCCGCTCGATGATTTCGCGGTGCAGGCGGGCGCGCAGGTTGTCCTGCTTGACGTAGCCGAGGCTGACGGACTTGAGATCCAGGCCGATGCGGGCATGGCCGGTGTCGATTTCCACATCGGGACGCACGCGGATCTCCAGCCCGGTGTTGTCATCCAGCCCGAAGTAGCTGACCTCTGTTTCGCGCTGCGGGTGGCGCAGCAGGGGGCCGGCCAACGTATCGGCAAAGAGGGCATCGCAGATGGCGCGGCACAGGGTGTACTGCGCCTGACTGACCGGGATTTTCCCTGCGGCCTGGCGCTGCCAGTCGGCCAGGATCTCGTCGGCAAAACGAGCGCCCGGCTGGATCTGGCGCAGGCTGGCCATTAGCTCCTCTTTTTTTCCGCTGGTGTTCAGCGGCTGGGGGTTCTGGCGCTCTGCCTCGACCGCGGCGGGGTCGATTTGCGCCAGCTGCTCCAGCAGCGCGTCGCGGCTGCCGCCGGTTTTTAGCGGGGCGGGCAGGCTGGCGTTGTAGGCCTTGAGGCACTTCTTGATGGCGGCGGCGCTGGCGCCCTCCGGTTGATCCAAGGCCTGAAACGCGGCGGGCAGCGCCGCATACAGCTGGGCGAGTTCGTCGGCACTGCCGCTGAGGGGCAGCGGCGCGGGCAGCCTGGCATTGTGCACCAGCAGACGCGCCTTGAGCTGCTCGGTAGAGAGCGGGGCGGGCAAGGTGGCGTTATGGGCCTCGATGGCTTTTTTCATCGACTCGCTGCTGGTGAATACGTTGGGCGGGAGCTGCGGCTCCAGGGCGTATTCGGTGGCAAACTTTTCCGGCTCCAGTGCCAGGGTGTGGATCAGCGAGCCGAGCAGCAGCGCCGGTGATTCCTGGCGCGGGATGGTTTTGGCGATGTGGCGGCCATGAAAATACATCAGGCTGATGCGGGCATCTTTGAGCATGGTACTGCTGATGCCGTTGGCGGCGTGGTAGTCCGCCGAGGAGAGTCCCGGATAGCGCCCCGGCTCAACGCGGGGTGGCGGCGCCGGCGGCGTTACCCCAGACTCGTCCTGCTCCTGCTCCTGCTCCTGCTCCTGCTCCTGCTCCTGCTCCTGCTCCTGCTCCTGCGCGGTCGTGGGCGCCGCATCGTTTGGGGCGGGCTCTGCGAGCAGCGTCGCCAGCGGTGAGGCGGCGAACAGGGCCGTCATGTCGCCGGGGGCCGGATTAAGGGGCGCGGCGGCGCCAGGCCGATCTTCTTGCGGGGGCGGCGCCCGGCGGGGCACCGGCTGAATGACGCCCAGATTTTCGCAGATAAAGCGCCGGGTGGCGCCCTCGTCCCAGGCGATGGACTCCGGTGCCGCCTGGATCAGCGCAAAGATTTGGTCGGGGTGGATTTCCAAGATCCCCGGGGTGTTGGCGAGTAGCTTGTACCAGATGGTCAGCGCCTTATCTCTATGCGCCATCAGCTCCTGGGCGCGGGCGACGATCGCCGGATCGGGGGTCAGCAGGTCGTAACCGTTGGCCGGCTGCAGGGCGCAGGAGATGGTGTGGCGCAGGAACTCCGTATCAAAGGGGCGCCCCGGCGCCAGCATGACGGGGGTTCCCCGCGTTGCGCCGCTGGCGGTGGTGAGCGCCCCGGCCGTCATATGCTGGCGAATAAAGGTCACCAGCTCTGGCCACTTGGGGATATTGTGGTTGTAGCGTTGCTGGATTTGCATGATCAGCGCATCCAGCCCGGCGGCATCCTGCTGCGCCAGTTCGCGGCATTTTCCGATGGCGACCGCCAGGTGGTAGTTGCCGGCGTAGATCTCGCCTTCGGCATTGAGAATTTCGAGGGCGGTGGGCAGATCGTCAAGGTAATAGTCGCGTGGGCCGTAGAGCTGTACCAGCGCCGCGCGCTGTTCGAGCGGCAGCTGCTGGAAGCTGAGCGGGGTATCGTCGGGCTCTGCAGGTGTCGATGGCGGCTGCGGTTCGCCTGACGGCGGCGCTGCCTTTGCGGGGGGCAGCGGCTCCTGACGGCGTACCCAGTCGTTGTCCACCATCTGATAATGGCGGCAGAAGTCGCTGCTGAGTACGTCTTCCGGTGGTAAATCATCGACCACCGGTAGATGGGTGCGCTGGGGGTTAAAGTAGTCGGCCTCATCCAGCCCGGCGGCGTCCAGCGCGATACTGAGTTTTGAGCGGGCGATGCGTTCATTGTTGGCCGAGCACCAAAACATCATGTCCGGTTTGCCGGATTTTTTCTTGGCCTTGGTGAGAAATGCGAAGGTTTCAGGCATGGCGATGTTCTCCTGGCGAAAAGCAAAGAGGAAAGGGTGAAGCAAAGGGAAAAACAGCGTGCGGGTGGCCGGACAGCGCTGGGGCTGCCCGGCCTGGGGTAGGGGTTAGTCGTCTGCGTGGCGGAAACGGCGTGCGTCTTCGGCCAGCTCGACCAAATCCCCGTCGCGGTCAAAGAAGGCGACGCGGATATCGTAGAGCTGTGAATAGTAAGGGGTGCCGCACTTTTCCTGCAGGTTGATCACCGGGGTTGCAAACACATGGCTGACGATAGCCTTTTCGCCAATGTGTGGGCGCGTGGTGATATTGCCGATGCCCTCTTTTTTGATCACCACATCGCCGACGGCGAAGGGGCGCTCTGGTTTTTGCAGCAGGATGGCGACGGCGTTTTGCAGTGCTTCAATAGACATGATGGTTCTCCATGGTGTGGTAGAAATAGCCCGATAAGGCGGGGAGGGGGCTGAATGGATAGGCCGGTACGGCGGGGAACATCGGCGCGGTGGTGTAATAACATATCCAGCTGCGGTCTGTGGCTCACCGCCATGACGCCCGTTATGACAGTGCAGACCGCAGGTGGGCATGGTGATTTTTATTTAAAATAATATTATTGCTTATCGTGTGTTAGTTAATAATTGATTGCGTGTCGTAATTATGCTGAAAGTCGGCTTTATGCCAGGAGCGGACATTGGCCGTACATTTTGCTGAATACACAATATTATTTTCTTTTACCAAAAGACAGGCTCACTTTGCGTAAATCTGCTGAAAAATGTATTTGTTGCTGAAAATTGAAAATTACTCCAGTTTAGACACTTAGGGCGGATTATCTTAAATAATAACAGGTCCGCAAAAACTTACAATGCACTTGTATGCTTTTAATCACGGCTTGCAAAGGTTGGCTTTAACCTATTGGTTTATATTGGTAATTTTATTTTCGTTTGTTATCTAGAATAACAGGGGAATCTATGGCAATATAATATACAAATTTTAGCACCCAGAGTTACCTAGGAACTGTAGTCACACTATAGTTAAATTCAATTAATTGGATAAGACGACTAGATATTATGGATTTTCTAAAAAGAGCACTTATCAAGAAAGTAGTTGATGACCTCATTTGTCTGAATGGAACTGAGTTCGAATATTTTTGCAAGCCAATATTTGAAATTATTGTCGGTGAGGAATCCATTCATAAAGGTAGTAATTTATTTGCAAAACCTATTAGTCGAACAGTTGATTTCTCTACGAATAATTTTGAAATTGTTGGTCAGTGTGGGACGGATAATGATTACTTTGATGTTTTTGGGAAAAAATTCAAAGAACTGATAAATTTGAAGTTAGAAAATACAAAGCCGATAAAGGATATTAAGTCAGCTCTGAAAAATAGTAGTCAATGTTCAAAGATTATTTTATTTGCAAATCAGGAAGCCAAAGGCGGAAGGCTTGATAGCGTAAACAAAGTTATTCGTCATATTGGGATTAAACAAGAGGTTGTCATTCTTGATTCAGAATCTATTGCAACAATTGTTGCGGAAAACATTGGCAACCAACGATTTATTTTTTCAATAATTGATTATCTCCCGACGGCAAGTCAAATCTACTCGGCAATTTCTATGCAAAATGATCTTCCTCCTTTACCCCATGACTTTGTCGTCCGGGAAGATGAAAAATCTATTATTGAAGCGATAAATCAGAGTTATGTTTCAGTTGTTCATGGCGTAAGTGGAATTGGTAAAAGCAAGATTGTTCTTGGAATTGCTCACAAATTAAAAGCTGAATTTGACTCAATAATATGGGTAAACTTGGGTGAGCATAAAAACTTTAACTTTAAGTCAGTTAAAGTTGGTGATTTTGACAACAACCTAAATTTAGCTAATCTTTGTTCTACATATAAAACCCTAGTTATTCTAGATAATTTTTTTGGTGACGTTTCTGATATTAAATCTGAGTTTGAATCGTTTGCTAGGGATGAAAGTAGAGTAATAATAACCTCGTTAGAAAAAATAGCCGATAAGGAAATCTGTTTTCATCTATCTGAAATGACTAATAGTGAAGCAAAGGAGGTTATAGAAAAAAGAATAGATATTGATAGTAAATATATTGATGAAATAGTTGAGCATATAGGCGGTCACCCTCTCTGTTTGGAACTTGTATGCCAGATTATAAGAGAAGAAAATTACAATAACCACGAAATACATGATTTCCTCGAAGAAATCGGTCAAATTACAGAAGAAATTGTACAAGGAAAGTCGCAAACCATATCAGACTTGGTTATAGGAAAGTATGCAGGGAAATTTCGAAGAGAGTTTTCTCTCATCTCACTTTTAGGTGCTGAGCAAGTCAGTAACTATATCTTTAATAAAATCCTTGGAGCAAGGGCAATTAGGAATCTTGAAAAGGTTTCTCTGATAGTTCGTTCAGGAGTGAATTATTCAAGTATTCACTCAATCGTTCTCCTTTCCATAAAGAATTTATTCGATAGCGCTACAGAAATCCATGACATTAAAAATGAATTATGCGAAGTCCTCTGGGTGGAAAATGAGTACAAAAAATCCGGGTACTATAGTTTTTGTGTGATGCATAACGACCTTTTGAATAAACTTTATCGTGATAATTTATGTGACAAACATCGAAAATCTTTGTTGTATGCAATAATCCAAACCACAGATAACTTAGTTTTTAAATCTAAATTAATTGCTGAGATTGAAGGGTTTGACTTAAGTAATAATAATTTTGAAGATATTCTTTTACTAATCGAAAATATTGAGTTAAAGCTAATATCAATTGATAGAAAACTTCATGAAGAAAAGTATCAGCTTGAATCAGATGAGATGATTCAAAAGCTTAATAAGATTAACTCAGCACTTGCCGATGGTTCGAATATAAAATTACTTGTTGAGCACCATATCGCAAAGATTTACTTATGGAAAGGGGATGTTGTAACGTCGAGAAATTTGTTCATTGAACTGCTCAACAAGTTTCCAGATAGTGAGCAATGCATGCTGCAACTAGCAAGGATTTATGATAACGAAAAGTCGTATGATGAGGTTGAAAAATACGTAGACAAAGTTTTAGGTAATGTCAGCCCTGAACAATCGTATTCTGTAATACTTTCTTTTTACGATTTAATATCTAACTCGAAATACAAATCATGTCGAGAAAAATACATCCAGAATAGAGTTGAAGACTTTGTTGCAGATATATCTTTCACTTTGCGTTCCTCATTTGACCATCCCTATAGGGTGTTAAGTTCTCTATCTGGCTATCTTGGGTATAATTTACCTGAAGCATTCAAGTCATTGAGTTATAATTTGCCTGCTCCGGATAATGCAAATAAAAACACCAAACTTATGATGGCTTATGCTGATATACAGATGGCGTTGTATCGTTTATATAAATATAGCAATGACGAGAATAAAGAGCAGAAACTGGTAGAAATTTCTAAGCTTGCGGAACAGTATTATATAGACTCTCAGCCTAGTAACGATTACGAAAACCTAAAAGTTGCGAAGTTCTTTATCGAGATAGGTCGATATGGGCAAGCGGGTATTTACCTAGATAAAATTGAAAAAAAGGATCCGTTTTTTTATCAAAATACTGCCAAGCGACTTAGAGGAATGGGGGATGATGAAGGAGCAATTATAGCTATTGATAAATCAATCGAAGGGGCTAAACGTGGTGATTGTGGAGCTTGGTTCTTGCCGAGTTTTTTGAATGACAAAGCAGAAATACTGATAAAAAGCGACATAAATGAGGCTATTAAAGTAATTTTCGAAGCTATAGATAAACAAAATGACCTAAAAACAAAGAAAGCTTGGCAGGCTAAAGCTGATCGATGGGCGGCCAACTGCTAAAAAAACGTTGCATACGGAAAAAATTACTCGCTGCGCTCAAATTTTTCAGATGAGTGCAGCGTTACGTCCGCTCCTCGCTCTTCGCGGACGTTTAGTTAGTAAATTGCACTCGCCATTGTCACGATACCCTATACAGCGCCACCTGTGCCAAACAGCAGTTGTCCCAACTGGGCTGCGGCTGTTGGCGCCCACCGGCGCACAACACGACCACTTCTACCCGATGCGACTCGCGCCTGCTGGCGATTTCTGCCCGGTTTAGGGCAGGGCGGTGCGCTAATTTTAAACCTAGCGCATGATCGATACGCGACTCGATCAGCTCGCGTTGGATGGCCTGAGCTTTGCGGCGTTCGTGGCGGCGCTGGCGTGCATTTTTCTGTGCTGGCCTGACGGAGTTTCCCTTGGTGATCGCGGCCATAATCCCTCCTGGATAGATGACGCTAACAACAGTGGACGACGGTGACTTAGGCGGTGTGGAGGAGACGGCATGATCCACACACCCCGAAGTGGACGGTGTACCGGGTTATTCAGCGTCAGGCCAGAGCCCGTAACCTGATCGATCCGCTGATGGTGGCCGAGGAGTGTGGGGATGAACACTTTGCCGATGTGATGAGCACGGCCAAACACTGCCCCAGCGCCGACAATCTGGCGGGCTATGCGGAAATGGTCAGCCAGGAGTACCAGCGCAGGCAGTTCGCCGTCACCCTGGATGAAATGCGTCGCGAAATTGGTGCCGCCAACATAGAGCAGGCGGGGCGCGCCATGGACAGCCTGATGAATCGTCTGGCGCTGATCCGCCGTCCCAAGCTGGAGCCGATCCCGGTGGTGCTGGGCGATGTGATGGGGGATTACACCGATACGCTGGAAAAACGCCTGAATAACGGCCTGGAGTCCGACACCGTCAAGTTGGGGATTGCGCCGCTGGATGCGGTGACCGGCGGGGTGAATCCGCAGGATTTGATCATCATCGCTGGTCGGCCGGGGATGGGGAAAACATCGCTGGCCATGCGTATTGCCACGTCGGTGGCCGCCCGCACGTTACCCGGCACCTCACAGCGGCGCGGGGTGCTGATCTTCAGCCTGGAGATGGGCGCGCAGCAGCTGGCCGAGCGAGGCATTGCTGCGGCCGGTGGGCTGGCGGTGTCGGTGCTGCGTAATCCGACCCTGCTGGATGACGAGGGCTGGGGGCGGGTATCGCAGGGTGTCGCGGCGCTGGATGGGCTGGATCTCTGGATCGTCGATACCGCCCGTTTGAGCGTGGAGAAAATCCGCGCCATGGCCGAACGGCAAAAGCAGGCACACCCGACGCTGTCGCTGATCCTGGTGGACTATTTGGGGCTGATCGATAAACCGCGCGCCGAGCGCCACGATCTGGCCATCGCGCATATTTCCGGCAGCCTGAAGAGCATGGCGAAAGCGCTGGGGACGCCGGTGATTGCGCTGAGCCAGCTGTCCCGCGAGGTGGAAAAACGCCCCAACAAGCGGCCGGTCAGCGCCGATCTGCGTGACTCCGGCAGCATTGAGCAGGATGCCGACCTGATCGTCATGCTGTACCGCGACGTGATTTATCACCCCGATACGCCGGCCCGGCACCATGCGGAGCTGATCGTCACCAAAAGCCGCTTTGGTCAGGCCGGGGCGGTGATTTACCAGCGTTTTATCAACGGCCATTTTGTGGAGTGCGACCAGGACGAGGCGCGGCGGCTGTGTACCCCGATGGATCAACCGCCGCTGGCATCGCGTTACCGCGGCGCCAGGGTGTGAGCGCTGATGAGACAGGGAGGAGAGACGATGGACGTGAAACCGGATGTCAGTTTTCAAGAGCGCGCCAGCATCAACAACGGGCTGCGGGCGCTGAGCCGTGAGCGGGGCTGCGTTGGCGGCAGTACCCAGATGAGCCGCGTGATCATCGTCGCCGCCGGCGCCGATTGGCACACGCTGCGCGGCCTGGAGCGTCGCCTGCTGCAGCTGTTCCCGCGGGAGGGGGATACTCAGGCGGCCATCAGCGCCCGGCTGCGGCAGGTCAGCGTGCTGCGCCACGGGCTGGTCAAGCAGGTGTGCAAGGTGCGCAATCCCGACAGCGGGAAAACGGTCTGGTTTTACCGCCTGGTGCCCGCCCGCCGCGACGGGGGTGTGTGATGGTGAAATTTTCGCCTGCGCGCCACGCTGCGGCGTTTTTAGGATATCAGCCATACTGACCCACGGCGTTGCTGTTCAATCGGCTTCTGAGCTGTGCTGAGGCGATTTTATGAGCAGCGTGCAGGGCAAGTCGCCGCGCCGCCATAAAGCCGAGGCGCTGGGCGTGCTGCTGCCGGGCGGCGGGATCCGCTATGCCACCGATCACGATCGTGACGTGATGCGGGCGGTGCCGGTCGGTACGCCGATTGCGCTGCAGCCGGTGGGCGATCGGCGCAACCTGAAGCACCACCGCAAATTTTTTAAGCTGCTGGCGCTGGGGATGCAGTACTGGGTTCCGGCGTGGGAGTTTGTCAGCCGTTCGGAAAGCTGGGTCGCCCATGCGGTGGCGCGGCGCATTGCCGAGGCGGCCGCCGATCCGGCGCTGTATGACAGCGTGACGCGGGAGATAGCCCAGGGGGTGCTGGCCCGGCTGGCGGAGAAGCGGCGCGGGCTGTTCGATGCCGAGGTGCTCAAAACCGAGGAGGCCTACCTGAACCATGTGATGACCCAGGCCGGCTTCTGTGATGTGAAGCCGGCGCCGGATGGTGGCGCCTTTCGCCAGCGCTGGAGCATTGCCTTTGCCAATATGGATCAGGCGACCTTTGACAGTATCTATCGCGGGGTGGCTGGGGTGATTTGGAATGAGACCCTGAGCCAGCATTTTGCCAGCGAGGCGGAGATGGCGCTGGCGGTGGATCAGCTGATGGCGTTTTAGTGATGAAAAAATCAGGCGCGTTTCGCAGCCGGGCGTGGCGGGAGTCGGCCCGGGGGCAGGGGTGTACCCTGCAAATTCCTGGGATTTGCAACGGTGATCCGCAGACGGTGGTGCTGTGCCATCTGCCTAGCCCGATGCATGGCATGGGGTACAAGTCGGATGATTTCTGGGCGGTGTATGGCTGTTCGGCCTGCCACGATGTGTTGGATGGCCGGGCACCCTATGACTGGCGACCCGGCGAGCGAGAGGAGGTGATGCTGGCGGCGCTGTATTGGACGCTGAGGGGGAGGCTGGGTATAGAGCTGTTTCAAATTAGCTGTTAAATCAACTTAACATTGATAGGTAAAAACATTCATTACATTCTATAGTAGCCGTATGTTAGCACTAACACCTACATCTAGTATCTTATGAAGGTATGGGAGGGATCATCTTGGGATGTGTACTTCTAGCTCTGTTGACATCAGGTAACCATCGTGTACATTTACCAGCAACTGAGCCCGGCCCCCTGGCTTGACCCCGTCTTAGATGGGAGATAGTTATGGTCGGGCCTTCTTATATTCAAAAGTAGGGAAACTTTTGCATGGCTGAGCCGGTGAAGGTTCATAAAGAGTATGATGAACTTATCGATTTGCTACTCTCGCGTGGGATGTCAGTGCCTGATCGAGATCATGCTATTAAAAAAATTTCTCAGGTAGGTTACTACCGTCTTTCAGGTTTCTGGTACCTATGTAGGATTCCGCATATAACACCTGATAATATCAGAACTAGAATAGATAATGTCCGCCCTGGTACTGATTTTCGGGCAGTATACGATCTTTATTTGTTCGATAAGAGAATGCGCTTATTGATGATGAATGCTTTGGAGCGAATTGAAGTTTATGTTCGCTCTGTGATTGCACATGAGCTTGGTAAGATTTCACCTCTTGCATATCTTGATGATTCTTTGATAAACCCTAAACATCTTAGAACTCGTTCCAATGGGCGCTGTAGTGCTAGGGATGAGTGGCTTAATAAGCATAGAAATGAAATAGCTAAAAGTCGTGAAGACTTTATTAAGTGGCATGAAAATAAGTATGATGGTGTTCCATTCTGGGTTGCTATCGAGGTATGGGACTTTGGGTTGATGTCAAAATATTATGCGATGTTAAAGGATGGTTATCGTAATCGAATACTGTCTAGGCTAGGTATCGCTGCTGGTAATGGTGCTATCTTCCAAAATTGGCTAAGTGCTATGAATGTGCTTAGAAATCGTTGTGCTCATCATTCACGCATATGGAATAAAGTTAATGAGCCAAAATTGATGCCATTACCAAATTACCCATACTTTGAGCGATTGAGTATGAATGATGATGCCTACGAAAGAATGTATGGGATGATAGCTGTGCTATGGTTTTTGGTGAAAAAAATCGGCCCTGGCTCAAAATGGATTAGAAATATTGCCGATCTTATTGATAATGATAAACCTCGTTTGCCTGGGTGTAATTTAACCGCTATGGGGCTCCCTAATAATAATGGATTCCCTCGATCTTTATTTGATATCGATTAGTTGTATTTCAGTAAGTTAGATGGATATCACTAAATGACCTGTGTTCCGGTCGTTTCAGGAGGCCAGTACCTTCATCAGTGGTGATCCTAGTGATGAGAGTGAGTATCCCCCCGCTCTGAAGGGCGGCGCTTGACGGCGCACAGTAAGCCCTTAACCGAGCTGTGCGTTATTTTCCCGCACGATAGCCAAAATCGCGCCGCTGATTGCCACATAGCCAGCAGCCTGGTTTTATTGGCCTTGATATGTGACTCGGTCAGTTTCCTATTAAACACCCCCACAGGCGTGGGGAAGACTTTCATAGCGTACTCTCCCAACCTTCCGGGCTAGAAACACCCCCACAGGCGTGGGGAAAACAGCGTTCCAGCAGCGCTACGGCCCAGAATAAAGGAAACACCCCCACAGGCGTGGGGAAAACTCCTCAAGCTGGACCTGTCCGGGCTGGCTGGTAGGAAACACCCCCACAGGCGTGGGGAAAACTCGATGCTGCACAGTGCTCTATCTACGCAGTCAGAAACACCCCCACAGGCGTGGGGAAAACTTACCGAAAAATACAACGTCGAATACATCGGCAGAAACACCCCCACAGGCGTGGGGAAAACGAGCCATACACCGGGAACACGTTTTCATAGCCAGAAACACCCCCACAGGCGTGGGGAAAACATGGGAAAGAGTTGGCGGCATCAGGGACAATCGGAAACACCCCCACAGGCGTGGGGAAAACCGGGAAGCATCTGGCGGTGCCACCGATAAGACAGAAACACCCCCACAGGCGTGGGGAAAACTCTACGTTGCCCGCTGCCAGGGCTAAGGCCGAAGAAACACCCCCACAGGCGTGGGGAAAACCTGGTCAAGAGAATGCGGCGGCCATTGAAGGCAGAAACACCCCCACAGGCGTGGGGAAAACCCGCTTCAGTCTTTGTCATGTACCGATGCAGGGGAAACACCCCCACAGGCGTGGGGAAAACCCCGATACGGTGGAAACCCTCGACTTTGAAACGGAAACACCCCCACAGGCGTGGGGAAAACTAGGTGCTCTGTGATCATTAATGGACTTACGGGGGAAACACCCCCACAGGCGTGGGGAAAACTCACAGACCCAGCGTTCTACCGCTTCATAGTCCAGAAACACCCCCACAGGCGTGGGGAAAACCCCATTATATTGTTAAAGAACATACTAAACCAGCTACAGATTGTGGTTGGTTTACTGGTCGAATAGCCAGATGGGGCTCTGTATGGTCAGGCTAGAATGATTCATTGAATTCCTATGATTTGTAAGTAAAGTATCATAAATCGAAATTAGTTTTACCCGCGATGCCGGGAGTATAGTCCGCTCAGGTGCTGAACACACCTTACGTAGCGGCCTCCGCACCCGACAGCAATGCGGTTTTTTTTGTGTCCATACTTTCAGATATGGCCGGGTAGCGAGCAGACCATACAACACCCGTAAGGGAAAAACTGCTGGCCGACTACGTACGGTGTTCAAGTACCCGACCGCCCTGCTGAACACAGGGTAAATTTGAACATATACGTAGGACACAGAAAAATGACTCATCGGCTTTCTGTACACACCCCCAGTGTAACCATTCACGATGGCAAAGCTGTTACCACCTCTCAGGCTGTAGCCGAGTACTTCATCAAGCGCCACGACAACGTGCTTCGGTCAATTGACTCTCTGGAATGTTCGCCTGAATTTCGTCTCCTCAATTTTAAGGAGACGTCCTACCAACGCGAAAATCCTAATGGCGGTACAGGTATCGGCACTAAATACTACCAAATGACCAAAGACGGCTTTGTCTTTCTGGTCATGGGTTTCACCGGCAAGAAGGCTGCCGCGTTCAAAGAGGCCTACATCGCCGAGTTCAACCGCATGGAGAGGCAACTGCTCACCCGCCAGCAGGGCGCGTACTCAACCCCGAAGCCACTGCCGCTCTCCGACGGGGAGATAAAAACCCTGAAATGGCTGATCGACTCCATCGTTAACCCGTTCCGGTTCCGCGCCGCCTGGAATCAGGGCGTCTGGTACGCGCTGCGTCAGGCCACCGGCGTGCCATCCCCATATCCCTTTACCGTCGCCGATTTGCCCGCACTGGTAAGAGAGCTGCAACGCATCATGGAAATCGGCCATGAAACTCGCAGCCTGCTCCAACAGCTGGAAAAGCAGGTACTACAGCAGGTGGTGCGTAATCGTGGTGAACTCCGCCCGGTATTGAACCATATTCAGCATGAGTTCCGTCAGCTGAGTCTGTTAGAGGAGACTCGCTCCCGATTGAACAACGTCGAGCGGCAAAGCCTGGCCCGGCTAGAGCGGCGGGCAGGGTAGCCTGGGGCGCCCGGTGGGGAGGACTGCCGGGCGTGATAGTAAATGAATAGGGTGATAATCATTTGAGTTTGGCTGTTTCATGCTTTAGTTTTAGATCTAGCCTCTAAAACTGGAGTATTACATGAAAGAGCAATTTATTTTCTTGCGTGGTTTTTTTTCTGCGATTGCTGGCTTTTTAGCCATAGTTTCTTTAACAATAGCAGTGTTGCCTAATAGCGACTATGCATTAAAAATGGCATTTGTAACTTCAGTAGCAGGATTAGGTCTTTTTGGTTCTTCCGCAGCGATTCTGTCATACAATATCAGCATTGTTAGCTCGCCTAACGCCACTAAAATACATTGGTTCTTAGCCAAGCAGCTTTATAGACGGTGCTTTAAAGATCAAGGTATGATTCGTATGTTTTGTATGGCATATTTCTACCTTGCTCTTCTGTTTTTCTTTTTTTTGGATCATGTTTTTGGTTGGTCTATTTTTGATGATGGCTATATTTCAAAAAACATTTTCTCTCTGGTTTTTTCATGTTTCTTGATTATAGCGTTTGTGGTTGTGTCTATAGTGGCGGTTATTAGTCCAACAATGTGTATTTACAAGGTGAATAAAAAAGTGAAAAATCGATATGGATTTACAGGGCTCTGAAAATATCGGGCGTTTTTAATGTTATTTAATTGATATTCCCATGCTTTTAAATAGGATAAACCAGACTCTCCCATGGAGGATCGGGTTTATGCCTATCGCCATCGAACAACTGATCAAGATGTTTGACCCGCGCAGCGTCAGCGCAGAATGCTTGCACCTGATCCGGGCGGTGCCAGGGATCACCCGGGAGCAAATCCTGGGCGCGTTTGCAGCGGTGGCGCAGCGCCATCCGCTCGGCTTCGATTTGCTGCTGGCCCGCTACCGGGAAGATCGTCAGGCCGAGCAGCGCGCGCGGCGGGCGGCGGCTGATAGGGTGTGCCGGAGCCCACATCCCCCTTATGGTACCGCCGTCTGCCAGCTGACCGTCACCGTGGCACTGGGGCGGACGCTGCCCGCCCAGCGGGTGGTATTGGCGGCGCTGCTGCGCAAACACGGCCCCCGGGCAACGCTGGCAGCCAAGCAGCTGGCCGATATTCAGCGCCAGCAAAAGGGGCTGGAGAAAGCCCGGGTAATGCTGAGTGAGGGTGACTGGCGCTACCAGCGTAATCTGGCGCAGCACGATGCGTTGGCGGGCCGTTCCGTGGCTCTCCGCCGGGCGCTGGCCGACTGGGCCGATGCAGAAGCGGCTCGCTCACCTCATTGCCCACGCTGCCGGGGCAGCGGCCAGCTGTTGCGGCCACAGCCCCATTGCTGTGATACCTGTGGTGGTCGAGGAAAAATCAGCGTGACCGCTGACCATTTCCTGCGTTCGCTAGCGGATGAGGGCATAGTGATAACGCCTGATGTGTGGCGGGCAGAGTACCCGCCATGGGTGAATGATACGCTCAATGGGTTGTATCAGGAGATGCAGCGGGCCGGCGATGCCTTGTCGATACGATTAACGTTAGAGAGGCAGGCGGTGGCATGAAGAGATTGCCAATGGCTAATAAGTGAGCTATCTTCGGAAAGATGACCAAGCTATGTTTATCGCCGATTAATCGCGGCATGCTTCGATAAATATCATCTCTATCCGGTATCGCTTTATCTTTCACTTTACTGTGAATTGATAAATCTGTGTGATGGCTCCTGTTTTATATATTGACGCCACTTAAATTTATTGTTTAGTTAACTCCACGCGTCTTTTTAACGTCATGGGGTTATATGAAAGCACCGTCAGAATGCGTTTATGGAAAAATCGCTGGAGAGGCCTATCGCCTCGCGCGTGATGGCATGCCACCGACTCAAGCCTGGGATAAGGCGGTGGTCGGGAAAGATAAACCGTGTCCTCAGGCGGCATTTCTGGGGCTGTGTGAGGCGGGGTATTTGAAGAATATTCCTGCGGGCTCTTATCAGAAGAGCGACTCAAAAAATGCACGCTATGCGACTGTCGCGGCCAATTATTTATTGGCTCATAGAATTATCGCTAATGATGTTACCCCTAGTGCATTATGGAAAGTGGCATTGGCGAATGAGGTTAACCCGCCGAGGACGTATAACAGCCAAATGCATATCGTGCTGACACTATGGGAAGCCGGAGTAATTCAATCTCCGCCGCGGTGAGTATGAGGCGTGCTTAACCTCGGCTTGCCTGGTGGCTAAAAGTTGCACAGTGCGACAAAATGTCGCATGCTATGTATGCGCTGTGATAGCGTGTAACCACCGAGAGGCACCGCAAAATGGCAACGAGTGTTCGTTTGGATGATGAGTTTGTCAACGACGCTAAGATCCATGCCGATGCTGAGAGCCGTAGCGTCCCTAAGCAGATTGAGCATTGGGCCAGGATTGGCCGGATAGCCGAGGAGAATCCGGACTTACCTTACAGTTTTATCCGTGAGGTGTTGCTGGCACAGGGTGAGGTCAACAATCAGAAGGTGACGCGCTATGTCCGCAGGACCAAACGCCAGTGAGATAGCGGTTTCTCAAAGCCGGCGCTTTGAGAAAGCACTGGATAAGCTCCCTGAATCACAATTAGCGCGGGTCGAAGACGAGATCGATAAGATTATCGCCGACCCCGAGATTGGCGAGCTGAAAAAGGGCGACTTACGGTTTTTGCGCGTGCATAAATTTACGCTGAACAGTCAACTTGTGCTGCTGGGATACAGCTGGCAGTCAATGCGGGTAGCGCTGTATCTATTGACGATCGGGCCCCACGAAAACTTTTACCGCGAACAGAAGCAGCATCGTAAAGCGGATTTGAAACTCATTGGCTAACGTCGATACATTTTTCCAAATAACAGACCCTGGCATATGCCGGGGTTTTTTTATATCTGAATCACCCCAGCGCGAGGATAACGAGATGGCGAATATGCACCATAACCCGGAAACACTCAGTGAACTGCTGCTGTCCTGGTGGCAGGGCGATACCCCGGTAGGCGGCGTGCTGCTGGCGATTGTGACCGCCGCTGTTCGGGTGACCTATCTGGGTGGGGGATGGAAAAGAACCGCCCTAGAGGGGGCGCTGTGCGGCGCGCTGACGCTGACCGTGGTGGCGACGCTGGACTATTTCAGCCTGCCGAAGTCGCTGACCCCGGCCATCGGCGGTGCGATAGGTTTTATCGGCGTGCAGCAGATCCAGCGTTTTGCGCTGTATATTCTGCAGCGCAAGCTGAGGATGCCGACAGACAAGGAGCGGTAATTATGGCACTGACTAAGGATCAAATTTTCGATGCTCTGCTGGGGCGTGAGGGCGGGTATGTTGATCACCCCCACGACAAGGGCGGGACAACCAACTGGGGGATCACCGAGAAAGTGGCCCGAGCCCACGGCTACACCGGCGATATGCGTAATCTGACGCGGGCGCAGGCGCTGGAAATCTATGAAAGCGACTACTGGTCAGGGCCTCGTTTTGACCTGGTGGCAGACTATTCCGCGCCGGTGGCCGCCGAGCTGCTGGATACTGGGGTGAATATGGGGCCGTCGGTGCCCGGCAAGTGGCTGCAGCGCTGGCTGACCGCCTTTAACGATGGCGGACGCCTGTACCCGGATATCAGCGCCGATGGGATGATTGGGCCACGGACATTGTCGGCGCTGCGTGCCTATCTGGATGCCCGAGGCGCGGAGGGGGAGCTGGTGCTGCTGCGGGCACTGAACTGCAGTCAGGGCGATCGTTATCTGGCGCTGGCCGAGCAGCGGGTGCAGAACGAGTCATTTCTGTATGGCTGGGTACGCGAGCGGGTGACGCTGTCTTAACCATCTCTGAAATATATCCAAGAGCCTCGGCTATGCCGGGGCTGTTTTATATCTGCGTATCGCAACGCATATCACCAAGAGCCTTTCAGGATGAGCCTTGAGGAGCCGGCTGGCTGTCGGAGCCTTCTTGGGGCCGTCTTCCTGTGCGAACAAGGTTCATCACTAAAAGGTAAAGCCGATATGAACATATCTGTAGCGTCTTTTTATACCGATGCATCAAGTAATCATCATGTCGTTAATGAGTTCGCTGAC